TTTTATGTCAGACCAGCACGATGTTAGTAGTGATAGTTATATGGCACAGAAGATACGCAAGTTTGCGAAAGAGAGAGGCTATGACTATCTATTGACAGATGAGAACTACAGGTTTAATCCTGATAGGGTAAAGGACAATGAAGATGAGTTATATCTGGGTTGTCTGCCTATACTGTATAACTCTGATAAGAATGATTATGTATTTGACGAGATTCTGTTTGCTATGTTAGAGGAGGATGGGGGCAGGGTTATGAAAGGCAGAAATAACGGGGTACTAAGGACTTATGAGTTACCGTATAGCAATGTAGAGAAGATTTGTGTTGGGTCGGGTATTTTTGATGATGAGAAGGAGTTTGAGAGTTACATTGATGATAGTGAGTATTTTGACACTAATATGAATGGAGATAAGCTGGTCATAGCGGAGGATCAGGTGCGTAATCTTAGCAACTAAGAATATCACACAAAAGGCATAAATTATTTACATTCTGTCGTTGTATATAGTTGTGTATGCAGAAAGATAATATACTCACAGAGAGGCAGATGGAGGCGTATAGACTATATCAAGATGGCAATACCATCGCTGAGGTAGGGGAAAAGATGGGCTTAGGAACATCAACAGCACAGACACATTTAGAGTTTGCACGCGAGAAAGTTCCCCTGGTGATAGAGCAGATGGAATGGATAAAAGAGGTCAACCCTGATGTTGTAGAGAAACATAGAGATTGTTAAACCAAAACGGGAAAAGATATAAACCATTGCGTCTACAAGTATAAGGTGTATGAGTGCTATAACAGACAGACAAAGAGAAGTGTACGAAACATACTTGCTAAACAACAAGAGCGTAACGGATACAGCAGAAGAGTTGGACACATCACAGCCTAACGTGTCTTATCACGTTGATGTGGTTGAGACCAAGATACGAGAGGTTGCACAGTTTACTCAAGAGATGGCTGAGATAGAAGAGAGAACAAGAGACGAACAAGAGACTGATTTGGAGATAACAGCAGACTGGATCTAACGGTCTGGTAGATTATTTTCTTCTACGTCGATAACTGTGATTTCAGCAAGACCGTGTTCAGGACAGTAGATAAACCGCTGTAGCGATTCTGGGATTCTCTGTTTCTTTGCTATTTCTTCGTCCGATTCTTGACCACATATGGGGCAGTATTGTATTGGCATACATACAAGTATGTCAGGCAGATATAATAATTTTTCCTCATCTGGGTCAGACGTTATCTGGTGGCTCAAAGATCAAATCTGGGTTGAACGCCTCACCGACGAGTCTATTCCCTAAGTCTCCACGCTCTAATGGTTCTAAGCCGAGTTCTTCTCTCGCTTCGTTTATCGTGTAGGAATTACCGATTCTCTTGCGTGCAATATCTGTCTCTTCCTTGCGGTTTTCTGCACCCTTGGTCTCAAACTCAATCGTATAGTCTGATACGTTAAGGACTTGCTGGTGTAGTGTCGCATATATCCGTCCCGCAAATTTTTCCTGTTCTGGTTCTATTACAGTTTGTGTAAAGTCCCTGATTGCTTCCTGTGAATTGGCTCTATTAGCTGACTCCATACGTCCGATTAGCTGTGGTGGCACTTCCAGGGATTTTGCGATTTCCATCTCGTTTCTCTCACGGAATTGGATAAATGACATGTCTTCGTCGCCCATCTGCGTTAGTTGCTGTACTTCAATCTCAATCTCGTCGTTGCCGTAGTTTGTGTTTGCGATTTCCTCAGCTTCAATAACTGCTACTCGTCTTCCCTCTGCTTCTCTCAGTTGCTCGATGATGCCACGCAGATCCTCTCTCTCGTTCTCGGACAGTTTGCCCCCCTTGACGAGAAACATAAACTGAGGTATAGCGTCGTTTTCAAAAAACTGCGAGTTGAACTCTCTCGCTTGTTGGTCTGCGACTATTGTGTTAATCTGACTTATATAATCAGGAATACCGTAATAAAGGCTGTTAGGGTGAGGATTTGGCACAAACAGTATCTCGTTGGCTGGTTCTCTATCCGCCTGTGTACTATTGTATACCTCTCCTGTTTCTTCGTCTACATACTTCTCCGTCTCTGTAAAGTCGTTGGTCTGTCGTCCTCCAATCTCGGAGAAGTATTTTGTTTGTCCGTCCACTTCCTGAACAAATCCATAACCAGCCTTTCTCTCTCCATCTTCTGCGTCCTCTGCTCGCTTGATCCTGACTGTTGAGGCTGGTATGTGTGCAAGACCAGCTGGTTCTTTGTCGTAGCCTGCGTAAATGACCTCCATCGCAAGCCATCCTATATGATGGTAGTCTTCTCTACATTTTTCAAACACTTCATTCACGGAGGATGCTGGTGTGCCTTTTGGCCCTGTTTTGTAGATTGTTTGGGGGTTTCTATAAAAGTCCTTGAGCGTTTGTTTTTCTGCGTCATCTGCATCGTCTACGTTTCTGTGTTTAGCCAAATCAAAGCCAAAGCCGACCTCTCGACGGGCTTTTTTACGGATTGCAGTATCGAGAGTACCGTTTATCTCTATTAGAGACGCAAGTTCTTCTGGGGGATATGGTGGTGATATGCCTTGTCCTATAGTGCTACCTACGTCTCGTTCATTTAGCTGGTCTGATGATACCTTTGATAGATTATCTCGCATCCCTAATATACTGGATTTCAATCCAATTTCTCTCTCGTCGTTTGTCATAGTTGTTATATATGCTTCTTTTGTTATATTTCTTTCCTAAATCGGCATTAGTTTTATTTATGATTGTAAGAGTGTATTGGTATGGACAACGAGCGAGCATATGCAGTCTACTTATCTGATGAAGAGTACAGAGAATTAGTGAGGTGGCACGATGGAGAGTTTACCCACAATGTTCCCCTTGGAGCGTGCGTAAAAATACTTGCTGAGAGAGAGTCTACAGAAGCTTAACGCCGTTACTGTCGCTTTTTTGTTTGCTGTAGCTACGTATGTCCGAGAACACGTCAAAAGCGAGAGCGAGAGCATCAATTGTATCGTCGTGGTATCCAGACGGTGCATCATAGGATATGCGACCAGATCGTGTTGTGTCGTATTCAAAGGCGAGCATTTCGCGTCTTAGTTGCGGTATTACAGGTGAGGAGAGTTCTTCTGACTCAATACCCGTAATGAGATTTTCAATCAATTCTCGCTTGCGTTTCGGGCTAAATTTGACTGGTTCTATCCTGATTCCTTGTCTGTCTAAGTCCTCTACAATCTTATTGTCTCGGCTGGCATCAATCGATACTATACCACCATACTCAGCGTATCGACGTTGTATTATCCGTTCAACCTCTGCCCAAGAGTCGTTTTGAGACCTGTGAAAGTCCACGATATTGCCGTCCTCGTCTATCGTAATGCCCACAAGGTAGTCTTGGTGTCGGGCTAAGTCCCATCCTGTAGCGTACAGTTTATCGTCCTCTGCTCTCCTCTGTGTCTGGTCATCGTCAAACAGGTAATCGTCGATGTTGTTAAATACGCTACCTGTGTCCTCTCGGAATTTGGCAAGGTATTCGACCTCAAACGCTTCATCAGGCATTAAGTCCCGAGCCTTGTGTATTTCGTCGTCTGGTATGTGAGGATTGTCGTAGGTAGTTTGTTGCCACGATTCGATGTAGTCCTTATCTTCTGACAATTCGTACATATCGTAAAACCAGTTTCTTGATTTTGGTGTAGAGATGGCAATCATATCGCCTTCTGTGTCGGTCAGAGTAGGTCTCAATTCCTTTTGCCACGCTCTCGATGGTATCATACTCGCTTCGTCAAGAACAAGCAAATCAACCCCTTCTCCACGCAGAGAGTCCTCTCTGTCTGCGGATCGGAACGAGATTTCTACGCCTGTATCGATTGTTATTGATTTTGGCTTAGTCAGTTTTCGGTCTGTAATGATAGCCTCTGGTATCATTTCTTCCACGGTTTCAAAACCAATATCCGCTATGTCGTAGGTAGGTGCAACCCACCAGATTAGTTCGTTATCTGTGTCGCCCATATATTTGAACGATATATAGGCAGATGATTCTGTTTTCCCCCATCGTCGTCCACACGCGACTATCTTAAATCGTGCATCTGACTGTATAACCTGTTTTTGACCTTTGTGAGGTGTCCAGTCTGTGCGTATTGTCGGAGACATATCATTCCCAATCTACTGTAAATCCGTCGTCAAAGTTGTCTTTGCTATGGTTCTCATCAACAAGTTTTTCTTCGGTTTTGATAAAGTCAAAGGATGTTTGTAGTAGAAACTTGGCAAACGATGAGTCTACTTCACCTGTTAAAGCGTCTTGAATAAGGTTTTGAGAGGCTTGAGACCTTCTCCGCCTGAATTCCTCTGCAAAATCATCGTGCATCTGTATGTAGTTGTACAGCGTCTGTTTTGATACACCTGCCCCCTGTGCTACTTGCTTGGTAGTGATGTATTCCTCCGCGTTCGATAGCAAATCATCTTTAGCGTCGTCAAACTTCGACGGAGCACCCATATTGACCTCTTCGTGGTCAGAATGAATGTAGCACTTGCCATCTTTTTTGTTTCCTGACTTTTGACATCTTGTTCCGTCGTTGGTGATGTGTCCACAAGTATCGTTAGACAAAGCAGTATCGTTAGACATATAAGTAAGTTTATTTTTGTTCCTTTTATTCTTTTTCCTCGTTCTCTTCCTGCACCTCCTTGTAAGCTTTCTGCAAAGCTCTGAAATCCTGTAGCTCAAGTCCGTTGTAAGCAGATATTATCATCAGAGATAGGACACCTACGATATTAGGGTCAGCCCCCTGAGATATTGACAATACAGTTATGCCTATCACTCCGATGTTAACTATTATTGACCGTACTATTTTCAATCGTTTTATCATTTTTATGTCTGTTTTGTCGTTCTGTAGAGTCTGTTTGTACTCTTGTTTAATCTTTTCTGTTCGTTCGACAGTAGGTATATCGTGTACGTGCATAGTAGTATTCTAAGTGATATATATGTTCTGTGTGCTTGTCTATCAGTCCTTTCGCTTTCTGTCAAGTAGTTCATCAGCTGTTTCCGTCAGATTCTGTATGTCTTGTCGGTCTATGTCTATAGTCCTGATAGCCATTCTCTCGTAAGCGATAAACAAACCAACTCCTACGAGTATAGCACCGCCACCACCTACATAGTTACCTGACGTAACAAGTGTGATACCAGTAGATATAGCTAAGACAGCCGATGCTTCTGTGGCTGTTCGTTTCGATTCATTTTTCATACATTAATTTGTGTTTTATGTGTTATAAATCTGCGGGTAGGTCTGTCAATATTATCACAGATACTTCAATGGTTTTTTGATTACTTGTATTGTTACTTACGTCTATCTTTACGTTATTTATGTCCGATTTATCCGATACGGTAGCGTCTACGTCGTCTGTTGTATTAACTGTGTTAGCCAAAACCTGACTTGCATCCTGATAGATGTCTTCCAAGTTTAAACTCTGCAACTCCGTGGCATCGACAGTAATTGTTTTCGTTGAAGATGCATTTACGGTTACAGTCTTGTTTTTGGATGATGTACCAGAAGAAGAAAACGCAAATGCATCTCGTAAATCGAACTTGCCAAACTGATGAACGTCGCTATGTGGCAATATCAACTCTTTTCGTGCAGATATCTGAGATTGGAATTTTTCTCCTTCTCGCTCATTTCCATCTAACTGACCAGCAGGCAATATAAATGGATCTCCTAAAGAATCTCGCTCAACCTTTGCTACCTTGACTGTCTTATCATCTTTGTTAGATGTTGATATTTTGAACTCCGCTGGGTCTCCAGATATTTCAAGATATATATCAAAAGGTATGCTAACATTACTTTTGTCAAAAAGTGCATTAACCGTCGTGTTTCTCCTGTAATATCGTCCATTTATGACACACTCTCCCGTATCGAGTATTACTGAGATTTGTGTGCTTGATTCTGACACGGCTAATGGATCGAAAGCGTTGCGTGGATTTATACCATCTACAAGCGTCTCTCCGTTGCCTAATTGATTTGCGACAAAGTTTAGATGTGCATAGTAGTTTAGCACCGCCTCTAAGTCATCGTCATACTTGTTATCTCGGAAACTCTGTTTTGATGGGTATAGTACTGGCATATTTATATTTATACTTTGAGAATTATAACTGTTGCTGTGATAGTCAGATCGTTGCTCGAATCGTTAATCAGCTCCACTTTTGGATCTTGTGTGCCTATGTCAATTGGTCGCACCGATTTATCTGTAACTTGGTTTTTGTCAACAATAGGTAGTGTCCCGTCTGTCTCTGTGCCTATGTCAGCGTATACTCGTATGTCTGTATTTGATATTGGGTTGTTAAAAAGCGAGACTGTAACACTACTGTTTGCAGATACAGACTTCTGGATTTTTCTTTTTTCTATAGCTTCGCCCTGTCTGGATGGCAGATAATCCTCGGCTAAAGTATCCTCGCTGGTCGGGAAATGTGTCTGGATATGAAAGACATCGTTCAGGTCATTTGCTATCGATTCTGTCGTTGGAACAAACCGTTTTTCAGTTGTCTTTATGTTAGCTGTTTCATTTGTATCGTCTTGCTCAAGTGTGCCTATTTTTATGTATTCTCTATTTCTGCTTGCAAAACTGAGGGTTGATGGGTTTGATACAAGTTCGGGTTTTATTGATTCTGTCGCTAAATCATACTGTAAATATAGTTCGTCTCCGTCATCCCCTGTTAGGCTGTGTGTTGTAGTTGTATCGACAGCTATCCATCGACCTCCAATTAATGCCTCTCCAGATGATAGTGATAGTGTTTTATTGTTCACCGTCTGATACTGTACATCAACTTCAAAACCGTTAAGTGTAAAATCAGATAGTTCTGTCTTGTTACCAGAAAACAATCTGTTTTCGGAGGGTACGATAAAGTTTGCAGATCCGTAGCGATTTAGTACAGATTCTGCATTTGGATTGGTTTGTCTGTTTGGATACGGGTATATTTCTGTTGTCATATGTATAGTATAGTGTCTTTAATCACATATTTGTTATGTCGTTAGTTCCACGGCTGTAGGTCAAAGTCATCTTGTATTTCTGATGATGAGAGAGATGAATCATATATTACTATATTATCGATTGTACCTGTCAAGGGTGATGTTGTAAATCCACCGTTGAATTGCTTACGTAGCATCTGAACGCCGTTCAGGTCAAAATCAATCACATTGCCAAACGTACTTGCTGATGATGTTATTGTTTTAGATTGCTTGACGGCATCCTGGTATACTTCAAGCCCGCTTGCACTATTGCTTGTCTTATTGAAGAGGTATCGGTGTAGATTGCCATCTGATATGGGACTATCTAAGGACGGCGTTTCTACGGCTAATGCATCGTTGTCTTGGTCTTTCAGCCTAAATTTGATAGTTGTATCGCTTTTAGGGACAATACCAAGCGTGGTTGCGTCTCCAGATGTACCACCTGATCCGTTGGATGATGATTGTCCAAACAACAGTGTGCCTCCACTTGGTGTTGTATTAGTAACAAAAGTAACAGCTACTGCAAAGTCGGTATCTAAGCTACTACCGAAATTCCCTATCAAACCGAGGTCGAGATACTGGGATGTGCTACCTGTCGAGTTTATACCGACATTATCCTTATATGGTCGATTAGTTACTCTATTTGCACCGTTTAAAGTCCCTGTTGAAGATCCGATACCGTCTGGGACGGTACTACCTGATGCGTTGCTGATTGACCATTGATTCCGTGCTGAAGAGGGGAGGGTAAGTTGTGATTGCACGTTTATGGAGGTAGAGGCTGTATCATTGTTTGTAGATACTGTCGCCTGATAGCTTTGTGCTGTCTGTCCTGATGGAACAGACCAAGAGAGGGTTATCTGTTGTGTATTGTTACCTGTTATGCTTACACTTTTGCTATCCACCTGACCAACCCCGTTATTTATATCTAACGTAACAGTTTGCGATCCTGTGTTGTTTACTGTATTTGTTATATCAGTATTAACAAATAGTGTGTCGCCTGGATTTACGGGACTGGATGTACTGGTAATCGCAGTTGTGAAGTTTTCATCTTTGACCTGTACGCCTACGGAGTCTGTATCATCAGGCGAGGCTACTGTTGCGTTGTATGATTGTTTTGTCTGTCCTGATGGCACAGACCAACTAAGAGTTATTATTGTGCTATCGTTACCGTTAAGCGTTACAGATTGCGAATCAACTGTACCAACACCGTTGTTTATATTGAGAGAGACAGTCTTAATATCCTGTACTGCTTTTGTGTTTGAGATTGTTGATGTTACGTTTAGCGTATTGCCGTCGTTGACTGGGCTGGTAGTAGTATTGATTCCTACAGTATAGTTAGAATCGACAATGTTGATACTCTGCGAGTCCGTTGTATCATCTGTTACGACTTCTAACTGATAGGTTTGCTCCGTCTGATTATTGGCTGTAGACCAGGATAGTGTATCTGATTGAGATCCACCAGAATTAACCGTTATCTGTTTTGAGTCAACTGTACCTACACCATTATTTACGACTAAGCTTACGTTTTGTGTTCCTGACCCTGCCCCTGTATTGTTAATCGTAAAATCTACAGTTACCGTACTCCCTGGCTTTGATTGTGCTGGTGCAGAATCAATTGTAACGTCGAAGAACTCCGTTACAGCTTCGACAGCCTCTTGGATAATCAAAACGTCAATTTCAACAACCAAAGAATCACTTGATGTATTGTTAATAAATACAACTCCTTCTTTACTTCCGTTGATAAAACTGCTGTGCTGTATATTACTATTATCCGCTATCGGGTTGGCTACGATGTAATAATTAAAATCTCTTTCTACAGATGACTCAAGTTCTGTCAAATTATGCTCGTTGTCGGTTACATCTCCGATATTTATACTTTTTGTAGAGTTTGCACTAATACTTTCTGACACAGTTCTGGTATTAATGGATGCTTCTTTTGATTCACCTGGTTGCAAATATCGTAGATTGTCTTTTACGGGTTGATGAGTATGCTCGGGAAGTGGAGGAAAATCAACTTCTTCGTCTACAGCAACGCGTGTAAATCTGTTAGTTTGGCTATCATACCTGAAAAGTTCTACAGTCTCGTCATCTAAGTCAGGATTCTTTTGATATTCGATGCTGTTTATTGTCGGTATTCCAATAACACCAGACTGATCTTTAGGATTATCTGGTAGATTGATAATAATAGATCCACCATCTACCAAATCCTCTGTATCTATATTTAGCGGATTTAGCTGGTCTTCGGAATAATAACGACCACCTATAATACCTGTTCCAGGTCGTATATCTATCAAAAACTTGTTATCTGGAACGGTAAATGTGTCAGGCAGAGTATTATCGTCCTGTGTTCCTTGTCCTACACCTACGGCAAAATTGTCGTCAGGATAAAGTTTGCTAAACTCACCTTCTTCTAAGAATCTCGATCCTTTGCTGGAAAAAGTCTGATTTCTCTCCGCGTATCGCTTTAGTTTGGCGATTGTTATAGGTTTTAACTGTCGGAATCGTTCTGGATATATGTCAGACATTATTTATCTGTTATTTGTAGGTCAACAGTTATTAAGATTATGCTGTTGCTGTCTTTTGATACAGGTGCGATTGTAGCGTGGTTTATCAACTCTCCACGATTGCTTAATAAACCGATCTCATCTATGTCGTTGGTCGGATTAGAATTAGCACCTATCAAACCCGAGAAAGTTGCTTTCTGGTTGACTGACGTAGAATTAAATATCTCTCCGACAGCAACGCGATTGTTCAGATTCGTATCACCGACAGATGTTCCATTCTGCCCACCTGTACCTACCGCTATCTGTGATATGGTAATATCTTGTGTCTCTTCGCGTAGACTGTCAAGAATCTCTTTATGACCTACTTCGACAGTTACATTCTTGGTTTTCCGTATCTGTATCTCGTCCTCCGAGATTTTTGCAACTTTGACTGTACCACTTGCCTTCATATCGGATTTGTGTTTACTTATCATATGTATAGTATAATCAGTCTTCGATTAATAGTTTGCCCATCTCGTCAGCACCACCACCATACTGTGCATATATGTCGTTTCCAGACAGCTTGTTGACAGTATTAACTGTATCATCTGCTTGGGCATTATCCGTTTCGTTCCTGAGTTGTATTATAAAATCACGGCTTGTCTGTTCTGCTTCCAAATCACGTATATCGTTTTTGATGCCACGTATAATACGCGATATGTCTCTCGATGGTCTCATACTATATCTATTAGTTACAAAAGTTATAAGTTTTGCTCTGTTAATGACAGAGTGTTACCAGAGTCTTACCAAACACAGACCTCCAAGCACCCAGTCTTACCAAACAGACGCTTCCATTCTTAACCAACAAACGCCTCCAATCTATAACCGTGATGGTCTGAGCAATTCGACGGATGTAGATAGTTGTGTGCCTGCGATAGTATGCTCGACATCAGTAACTACGTAAATCTGATTCTCTTCAAATCCTTTGCCTGTACTGTTCGCTTGCAGAACATCCAGCACGTCGATATTGTGGATTTTCTCTGCTCGGGCATCAGCAGTTATTTTTTCCTCTGGTTCAGAAAGTTTTACGAGTCGTCTGTTGGCAACCTGTCTTGCCTCCTGAATTGACTGTATATTATCTCTCTGTATCTTTCTCTCGCGTATACCATACTCATCTCTCGTCGCCTGATTTGACAGTTTGATAACAATAGGTAAACTACGTTCGACTTTCGTAACGCTCGGTCTGAACTCATCTATTGTTTCTCCTGCTACTCCTATCGCACCGTTGTCGTTTGATGTATTTACTGATTGCGTAACGACGAGATGCACTACAGACTGTTTTATCGTGTTTTCGTCAAACTCTATACGTGTCCCGTTCTCTCCTACGAAGTTTGAATCCAAGTTAACAGTAGCTATGGCACTGCTTTCATCCCCTGGATTTTTTGGCTCACCGTTTTGATCTGGATGCAATCTCGCGTTTAACGTGCCATCAAAATTGGTACTGTTGCCTCTGGTTGCGAGATTGACAGCCGTAACCTCTGAGTTAGTATTTACTACTAACGGCGTAGAGAATATCTTACTACCACCGTTCACATCAAGCAGTTTCCTTCTGTCTGTCTGTGTCTCCTGTTTTGCATCATCTATCTCGATGTTGACCTGCCCCCCCTCAACGCGAATATCTGATACAGGTTGTCCGACTACATCCTTGGAGATGTTTGCTACATCATTTATATCAAAGTTTTTTTGAGTAGTCGGCAAATCATCAACGATTAGCGTTTTGTCCTCAAACTTTAGCTGATACTGATCCGTAACGATATTGCCTATCACGTTTAGCAGAGGTTCAAATGAATAGCTACCGTTGACTGTAAATAGACTCTCTGCTCGGAAATCTAAGTTAATATCTAACCCAGTTTTACTATCTAAGATAGTCTGCACAGCTGTCTCGATATTTTCGTCTCTCAGATTTATCGAAATTTTTCTATCTCGGAGTTTGGAAAATACATAGGATTCACATTCTACATCCACAGTTGTAATACCGTTTGGATTGTTTGCATAGTCAATACTGTAATCCTGTACTATCAGCCGACCCAGCCTGTTTTTGTTAAATCCATCAGCGTCGATTATTATATCCAACTCTCTGCCTTTTTTAAACAGAGTGTCTACTATGTCGTCTACTCCAGCCTCCTGTATGACGATTTGTGTTGTGCCTATGGTGTCGTCTATCGTCTTGCTGAATGATATTTCTGTTATGCCTTCTACTACTGACAGATTGTTACCAGAGACGTCAAATAGTTCTATCGTTACATCGTTTACGTTTAGAAGTGTCATATTTATTCATTGAGTCCTTGTCGTCTTAGTTCTTTCTTGATATTTCGTGCTGTCTCTCGTCCGTCAGAACCACCCTCTACGTGGATAGATATGTTGTACGTAGCTCCGCCTGTTGATCCGTCTAAGTCCTCTATATTCTGCGGTACAACAGTTTCAGGCGGGTTTGTAATCTGCACCATCCCCTTATCCTTGATGATACCACCAGATTCCATCTTTGGAAGGGTCGGGAGTTCAGGCATATCTATATCGATTTCTGTGCCTATTATACCGCCTTCTGGAACTATAGTTTGTCCAAACGCTTTTTTATCGTTCTTAGGAATAGGGCCAAATTCCGCTACATCTGAGCCTAATGCAGTGCTGTTATTAACACCTTGTATTAGACTGTTAAAGTCTTCTATAGCAGAGTTTACGAGTCCCTTTATTGCATCAGCGATTGCTTGTGGGGCACTTGTTATCTTGTCAACAATATCATCAATTATCTGACCACCTATCTCGCCAATGTTGAAGGCTGTTTCTACTATTTTGTCAGGTACATCGTTGATTAGATTGACAATCGCATTTTTAACTGATGTAACGCTGTCGGATACTGTTGATGTGATACCTGTGATTATATCCGATCCGACTGAGGATACCATTGACCCTATTGCGACCAGTCCCTCGACTGCTGTCGTTATCGCGGAGCTTATCGCCTGTTTTATTTTGTTGCCTATATTTCCGAGACCGTCGATTATACCGCTGGTTATATCGCCACCCAGATTTTTAGCAGAGGAAACTATCCCACCAGCTATACTTGACAGTTTGTTAGGGATTTTTGTACCTAATCCGACTATCGCACTAACGACATCGCTGACAAATCCTGTATATGCTTTTAGTGCATCCTTGGCTAACTTTTGGCTTTTATTTACAACTTTCGTAGCGAGGGTAACAATCTTCTGTGGCACGGTAGATACAAGGTCAACGTATGCACTAATCGCATCACTAACAAAACCTGTTATTGCAGATAGCGAATCGCTTGCAATATCACCAAACAGTCCTATTATCTCATTCACAAACCCCGCGACGGAGGTTGTTATTGTATCTATAAGCTTATTAAAGATTCTTACCGCACCGTTGAACGCAGACTGTACAGCGTCGATTATTGCATCTTTCGCACCACCAAAATCACCAGTTATTAGATTCAGACCTGCCTCTATGAGATTAGTGAATATCTTGACCTGAGTTTTGATTACTGTTGTGATAATACCAAAGGCATCTTGCACAAAACTGACAATATCATCACCAAACCGATTCCACAGACTTATTATCGTGTTTATTATCGGTTTGATGATGCTGAGAGTTAAGTCCATCCCAGTCTGTATTATATTGACAATCATATCAAACACCGCTGTTATCTCATCGGACAGTTTCATAAACTCGTCTATGACCGTATTGACGATTTCCATCACGTTATCAACGATTGGTTGCATAGCCTCAATAAAGTCTTTTATTAGGGGGATGAGCGTGTCTATTGCCGACATAACAACCTCAAACGCATCCTCCGCCAAACTCATCAGAACAGGCAAAACGTCGTTAACAATCAAGTCTACATAAGATTTGAGAATCGGGACTAATACATCAGCGAGAGCGTTACCAAACTCTATCGCTCGCTTGACTATATCACGGATTACAGGTTTCAGATCCTCCATCACAGCCTGCAACTCCGTCATAACATCCTGTGCTAACGCTTTTACAGCAGGCATAATATCCGATTTAAACGTATCAGCTAAATCCTGTAGAGCAGATTTAATCTCATCTCCGAACATTGACGCTAAAACCGCTCCGACTGCAACTAACGCACCAGCGACAGCGATAAGCGGTAAAATAGTAGTCATCAATGTCGCAAACGATGGTATTAGTGCTGTTACGTTGATTGTGGACACAGTTAGCATAGCAAATCCGACAGTCTGAAGAAGTGGAGCTAACCCTGATACTGGTTCGATTACTTCAGCAAATTGTAGCTTTAGCTCGCTGACTCTGTTTTTAATTTTGTCTGATGCAGATGCTGATTCATTTGCAGATTCCGCGTATTCTTGCGTTACATCTGACCCTACGCCGACGTTCTTATTGTATTCCTGAAATTCCTTTTTTGACACACCTAAGCTCTCTGTTAATCCATCTAATCCTCCGCTTGAGTCTTCGACGGCTTGTGTAAACTTGGACGAGAGCGTATCCCCTGTAAATCCAGACTCTTCCGCGAATTGCTTTATCAGGTTTGCCGTCTCTGCTGAGTTTAGACCAAGTTCTTCTAAACGCTGATTTGGCAGATCCTGTAGAGAGTCGCTAAGACCTTGGATACCTAACTGTGTCTCATTTGCAACCTTTGTGAACGCATCTGTATTCTCAGCTACGTTTTCTAAGTCTCCATCAATCGATTGTATAATAGGTGCAAGCATCTGTACCTCCTCTCCTGTCGCACCTGTGGCATCCGTTAATTGGGCAAACGATTCAGCAAGTTCTCCTGCACGTTGCTCGGATGATACACCAGCCTCTGCAAGTCCGTCTAATATCGTTGTCGCCTCTCCGATAGTCGTGTTTGCATCAGCTACGTCTGTAGCCAACTCGTTCATCTCGTCCCCTGTCAGACCCATCGTTGTCCCTGTCCGTCCCAAAGATTCTCGAAACTCTCTTGTGTCATCAAGTGTCTTCTGTAGCCCTGTACCCAGACCAGCCAATGCACCACCAGCCACAGCACCAGCTTCGGATATGCTGATTAGTGATTCTTCTGTATCCTGTGCTGTTTCTGACATACCCTCATTTGCATCTTTGACCTCCCCTGCACTATCGACGTAATCCTGTGCGTTGAGAGAGATAAGTCCCGATAGATTAAAATCTGCCATAGTATTACTATCTTATCAACTCATAAAAAACTCCCGATTAGTTGATGTTTTCGCTTTTACGTTCGACTTCTTTCCGCTTTTCGTTTTTCCGTCGTATCTTCTCTCTGAGAGCAGAGCGTAAAAAGACACGAGTATCAGCAGGCAATTGTCCAAGCTCGACAGGTGTCTTACCCAACTCAGAGCATAGCTTGTAGTATGCCTGTCCGTGGTCTGACTCTGCCCAGTCTCTTAGTTTCCCTCTTTTGATTTTGAAACTTGACCAACCGACTGAAATGCATCACGTAGTTCCTCTACATCCAGCTTGTCAAAGAAATCCTCTCCACGGTCTGTAACTGATGCGAGAGCATCAATCTGTTTTAGGATCAGAGATAAGACCTCAGACTCGTCAATCTGACTCTCAGGTTTGCCATCTAAATCCTGTGCCGTCTGCATTATTCTCGCTCTCTCACCAATTCCGAGCGTATCCGTGATATTCACAGTCTCTCCACGGACTTGCAACGTCCCAAGATATTCCTCTTGGCTCTCAACTCGTTTCTTTTCTTCTTCATATTTTATGCTCTCTTGCTGTTCGTCTGTCTGTTTTTCTTCAATCTCTTCTAACGCAGATTCTACATACTCCTGATTTTCCGCGTCACCTTTGTATTCCATATACGACAAAATACGGTATCAATACATAAATTAATTGTCCCGATTAGTTTGTTAGCGATACAGCATCAAGATCCATCGCACCATTCACATAAATCGTAACGGAAAATGTTGCAGGATTGCCACCAGCGTCCAGGTCAGACGCTTCAATTTCGCACCTATCAAATTCATGCTTTGCTTCGACCGTACCCCCTTCATCTGACAAATATTCTAAGGTAACTTTGTCTACTTCTCTGGTCACATCTCTCTTAAATGCACCTAATCCACCAGTTATATTTAACGCCTTTAGTCCATCGTTAGATGTTGACATAAATGCGGATATATCTATCGTCGGGCTATCCGTACCTTTAACAGTATCAGTTCGCTTTTGATTTGCAAGTTCTATTTCGTTTACAGTTTCTCCAAATGAAATGCTTATAGATTCTCTCTGCGTCAGTCCTATACTTGTACCTTCAACAGTTACGTTAACGATATTTCCAGTTACTACATCAGCCATACGACAATTAACACGTCAATACATAAATTAATTATGTTTAAGATGTCGATGTTATGTCAAGGTCAATCGTTCCGTTGACATACATCGTAACAGAAAATGTTGCAGGATTGCCACCAGCATCCAGATCAGACGCTTCGACCTCACATTTAGTAAATTCGTGCTTTGCTTCGACCGCTCCAGTTTCATCTGATAGATACTCAAGTTTGACACTATCAATTAGCCTGTCTTCGTTTCGGATAAAGTTACCATCCCCATCTACGATATTCAGTGCCTCTAATGCATCGTTTGACAGCGACAGAAATGCAGATATATCTATTGTCGGGCTATCCGTACCTTTAACAGTATCAGTTCGCTTTTGATTTGCAAGTTCTATTTCGTTTACAGTTTCTCCAAATGAAATGCTTATAGATTCTCTCTGGACGAGTCCTATGCTTGTACCTCCTACGGTTATGTTAACAATATTTCCAGTTACTACATCAGCCATACTTTACTATACATCGTATTGTGCTTTATATCTTTCGTCTCGATTACAGAAATCACGGCTGATTTAGCTCACGATAATTTCTAAACCTAAACTCCGTAACACACATATACCTCTCGACTGACTCAGAATACTCCACGCTTGTCTCGCTGTCAACACCATCAGATGTATACTCGGAACTATGATTTTTTAGTTCATCGACAACTGCATCCTGAATCTCGGACAATCGTAGTGTACCATTCGCCTCCACAAATTGCGGATCAGCGTCTATAACAACCCTCACAGAAGCGTCCGTCTCTTGGACGTTGTTCAGCCTGTTAGTCTCGACTCTCTCCGCTGACACACTAATGCGTGGATTTAACTCGCCTCTGTCGCTTGCAATAGCGATTGGTATTACACCACCATCAGCAGATATATTTACGTTCGTCTCTATTCTATCGATGATTTCAGATTGTAGATTTGCAATTGTCATAGTAATCCTCTAACCAAGTCAAGTAACGATTGTGATACTGCCTGTTCTATCCTGTCAACTATTCTCTCGATATTGTTCCTAAACGCAGGTCTGAGATAAGGCTGTTCCTCTATGCCCGTCTCTGATATTGAACGTGCAACAGGATACGCCAAATCAGCATCTCCTAACTTGCGTCTCGCCCATCCACGTAGTTCATCAGGTGGCGGGAAAAACGGTCTCGTTCCAAACTCCATCGGACTCGCTTGGTCAGCCTCAGAACCGATCTTTATCTCAAACATCGCCTCACCAACAGCCTCAACCACAGACTCGATACTCTCCCTTAGTTCGCCTGTGTCAACTGGTGCATTATCGGATACTTCCTCTGTCATAAACTCAGCTATATCACGGCTTGCCTCTTCCATTCTCTCCTCAGTAAACTTGTCAAAGTCATCCAGACGAGACTGAAATTCATCCAAACCATCAATTTGTAATTTTGCATCTGCCATATCATATAGTTTCTATTTCACATCGTATATAACTGATGCGTCCACGTATCTTATCACGTACCTGCTGTACAGACTTGACCTCATATTCAGACTCAAATCCCTCGGGGGTATCTGTGATTATGTCGCCTTCACTTACATCTGTATCGTGTCTGAACTTAACAACAGGGACTTGATTGACACGCTCTCCCGTTTCTTCTCTGACAAAATCTGTCGACTCAAACACCATATCACAGCGTGCTGTCGCTACAGGCTGACGGACATAAAGTGGCTCACCAATCTGATTTGTACCAGTCTGTGTCCGTCTCTTAATCTCGACTGTATCCAGATAGTTGTGTGATATTCTATCTCTCATACGTTCAAATCACCTGTGTTCCTCCGTAAAAATTAGGCTCAT